AGGAGGCCATTCAAAACGAGGATCCACAATATTGTTAAACATCAAAATTGTCCAGTGAAGTTTTGAGGTACCATAGAATCTATAGGAAACTTCTTCAGGAGTTTCACCGTGTAAAACTTCGTATTCCTCAAAGTATAAAGAATTTTCTAAATATTCTTTTGATAAAACTACTCGCTTAAAAATATCAACGACAACTTGTCTAGATTCAAAGTCGTCTAATGAATACGATATTTTTGGATATTCTGAAAAGAAATTAGTAGCCATACTTATCTATTGACTGGGATGTTAGATTCTCTAATTCGGTGAAAGTTAAGGTTAACCCTACTTCAACAGGCGCGCCATCCTGAAAGGTTGAAAATTGTTCCCCACCATAATCTACAGCCATATCTGTTAATGCACATCTGGTAAATTTATGAAGGTAATCATTTTCTTTATCTTTGTAAAAATATTGAATATCAAATTCAGAAGGGTAGATATAAAATAATTTTTCTGCAGTAATCTCTGGGTGCATATGCACTTTAAAAACTTTTATGATGTCCCTTATTTTTTTACTTTCTGAAGAATTTTTTGGAAAAAATCTATATCTAAAAGAAAATGATCTATAGTCAACAGATTCGAATAATGTTTCTCTAAAAGGATTGGTTTTTGTTCTTGAAGCTAATTCTCTTAGATTGTTAACTACGCCGCTACCCGATCCTAATTGAGGTATTCTAGCTAGTTCGCTTAAAAATCTAGATTGGATTTCTGATTCTGCGCCTGTTAAATTTTTGGCGGCGAGGGCGGCTGATCCCTGTATAAAAATCCCGCCCAGTCCAAGTAAACCAGCCACATCAGTATTGGTGTAATTAACGCCATATTTTGCCGAAGGCCTTTCTTCTATGTTTAGAGTAATAACATCTTTTAGTCTTACTGTTTTGCCCGACTTAAAAGCATCATATCCTTTTTGATCAATCATATTAGTCACAACAGAAGTACCTACTCCTGCTATGGTAGCAGGAATTAAGGCCTTGCCCGCACCTTTAATGCCCGAGGTCAATCCTGCTCCGATCAAAGTTGCGCCAGCAACGATTCTGCCTGCATATTCTTTTGCAGTCTGTACTGCGGATTCTGAATCTGCCTGAGTAATTCTCCCCGCAGTTCTTCCCCTATCTACAGCTATCGCATTTATTTCCTGCTGCGTCTTTTCATCTACCAAATAATCAGAGTTTTTATTTGAGCTGAATTTCTTAATTTCGCTTTTTTCTCTAACATTTACGAAGAACGCCACATAATGTTGCAGATCGGGTTTAACCCGCAGCCCTTCAGGAAATTCATAGGTTCCAACATTATAGGGCGACAAAAATTGATTTTCAAATTCCTTCTCATACTTTCTACGTATTTCATCGACGGGATCTTTTTCGGGATCGTATGTGGATTGGGCCATTTTCTTTAATAAATATTGTTAAAAATCATTATTATTTATAGGCAATGTTATATACCAAAACTTATAAAGGTAAGTTTAGACCGAAAAATCCTGGGAAATATAAAGGCGACGTTACTAATATTGTGTACAGATCGCTCTGGGAACTTAGGTTTATGAAATGGTGCGATTCAAACCCCTCAGTACAAGAGTGGGGGTCTGAAATCGTCATTGTTCCCTACGTGTCTCCTATAGACAAAAAGGTACATCGCTATTTTGTGGATTTTTATATAAAAGTCAAAACGAAGGCTGGCTCTATAGAAAAGTATCTAATAGAAATAAAGCCAGAACGATTTACTAAACCTCCCGTTATACCCCAAAGAAAAACCAAAAAATTTATTGATGAGGTTTTTCAGTATGGGGTTAACGAAGCCAAATGGAAAGCTGCTTTTGAATTTTGCCAGGATCGTAATATGAAGTTTATGATACTAACTGAAAAGGATTTAGGAATCGCAAATGGCTGATAGTATTTTTAAACAAGTTAGAATGCAGGCCGGTAGTGAAGATAAGGCAGTTAAATGGTATAGAAAAACTGTATTAAACTTATCCTCAGGAATAACAGGTGAACAACTAATTAGAGGACAAAGACTCTCTAGTGTTGTTATGCCGGGGTATATGTATATGTTTTTATATGACCCAAAATATAAAGCAGTCTTACCTTATTATGATACAGTTCCATTAGTTCTGCCCTTTAGTATGACCGCCGACGGATTTATAGGCATCAACCTACATTATCTTCCCTATGGTGCAAGATTTAAATTACTTGGAGAATTAAAAAATCTCGCAATAGACAAGCGGGTAAATGAAAATACTAAAATTAAAATATCATGGCAAATACTAAATAGTTCATCCAGATATTTAGCTGCCACTGCTTGCGTAAAGCGTTATTTAAATTCTCATCTTAGAAGTAGATTTTTAAAGGTTAACTACGAAGATTGGGAAACTGCTGCCGCATTGCCAGTAGAAGGATTTAAAAATAATCCGATGGGCAAAGTTTGGAGAGATGTTAAAAGAAAACACGGATATCGATAATGGCAAATTTTTCCATAGACAATTTTCAAACTGAAGTTAGAACTAAAGGTTTAGCTAGGCCTAATCGGTTTGAAATTTCTTTCCCTGTACCAAAGGGGCTACTTAATAGTTCAGAAAGAGCAGACCCCAGAGTAATTAGTTTGTTTTGCGAATCTGCAAATCTTCCTTCGAAAAACATAGGAGTGAAGCAACAAAGAATTTATGGTCCATCCTACCCTAGACCCTTTAGTGCGGAATATGGAGGAGAAGGAATAACTTTGACTTTTCTAGTAGATAGGGATATGGATGTCAAAGGATTTTTTGATTCTTGGATGAATATTATTGTAGATCCTTTTCAATATTTTATACATTATCCCGATAATTATACTGTGCCTATTTTGATACAACAACTAGATGAGAACGATGATCCTACATATTCTGTAACTTTAGAAGATGCGTTTCCAAGAAGTCTTGCCTTAATGGAATTAAACAATACCGCACAAAATAGTGTACATAAACTAAATGTTACCTTCGTATATAGAAGATGGTTTGCATATCACAGATTACCGAATGGACTTAGATATCCTGAGGTCTGGGAGCAAAGTACTACTAATCCATCTAATCCTTTACAAAAATTAGTAATAGTAGATGAAGGAAACAAAGATACATCTGCGTCTGTACGAGCAACTGCTCCTATAGTGCCGAATTCTATTCCGAATAACAGAAATACGACCTCCGCATTAGACACTCTACCTAAAGAATTTATAGATGCAAATACTAATGTGGTTGAAGAAGATGAAGAGGAGGAAGATGAAGACGATGTAAGTGTATCTGAAAGTTTACCTGAACAATACATAGAAGCAAACACTGATTAAACCTAATGACAACTTGAGGAAATAATATGGCCTTACCTAAACTTGAAACACCAACCTATGAATTGATTTTACCTTCAACCGGAGAAAAAGTAAAATATAGACCGTTCTTAGTCAAAGAATATAAAATTCTTTTAACTGCCTTAGAAGCAGACACTGAGGAAATCTATAAAATTGTTTCTGATCTTGTAGATGTATGTACCTTTAATAAACTAAAGGTTCAGGATTTACCAAACTTCGACATAGAATATTTGTTTATTCATATCAGAGCAAAATCTGTAGGGGAAAAGACATCTCTATCCTTAGAATGTACTAATTGTCAGAGCAAAGTAGATTTTGAATTAGATATAACTAAAGCAGAAGTTAAAAAACATCCAGATCATGTCACTAGAATATTAATTACGGATAATATAGGTCTCGAAATGAGATATCCTATTTTTAGCGAAATTGTAGACATCTATGAAAATTTCAAATCTGAAAATGTAGTGGAATTATTATCCTCTTGTATAAAAACAGTCTTCACCGATGAGGAACAGTATACAGATTATACAAAAGAAGAATTAATAGATTTCGTAAATGCCTTTTCGAGATCTCAGTTTGAAAAGCTTGAGCAATTCTTTATAACTATGCCAAAGATTGCGCAAAAAGTAGAACAAGAATGTAATAAGTGTGGGACTAAAAATGAGGTAAATTTAGAGGGCCTGCAAAATTTTTTCGTTTAACTCTTTCTCACGAAGGTCTTCTTAACTATTATAAGTTAAATTTTTCGCTAATGAATAACCATAATTATTCGTTATCTGAAATAGAAAATATGTTACCGTGGGAAAGAGAGATATATGTGTCAATGCTCATAGATCAAATTAACGAACAAAATGAAAAATTAAAACAAAAAGCACTAAAGGGATAATCCATGGCTTTACCTAAAGATCAACTAAATGCAGTTGATAGAAGTATCATAGATAACTTAAACGCTCAAAGCGAAAATATTAAAAATCAATCTAAGATTTTACATAAGTTATCTGATGAAATACTTAATCAGAGAAGACAGTTTTCTTCCAATAAATCCTCCAATGCTCAGATGCAAAAAGAGATGTTTAAATTGGGAAGCGGAATATCCGACATTAAAAATTACTTAATGGGTGCTTCTAAATCTAAAAGTACAGTAGGTGATCCAAAAAATCAGGGTACGGATAGAAGATTTTTTACTAATCTATTTACCAAAGTATTTGGTCCTTCTAGATATCAGCTGCAAATGCTAGATGAACTATCTAGCATAAGATCACTTGCAGAAAGACAATCTAGAAGTTTAGACTATATTGCAGAAAATATTGGAAACATTAGAAGAGAAGGAAACAAAGAAACTTTACCAAATATTCAGGATGGCGGCGATGGTGACAGCGGCGGCGGAATTTTGGGAAAAATTTTTAAAGGTGCACTTTCAGGATTTGGAAAAATTCTTTTAGCTGGACTTGTTGGGGCAGTTTCACTTTTATCCGCAGGATTAACAAATTCTATAAGGCAAGTTTTTAATGTAATAAGCGAAATGTGGGGAAGTCTAAAAGAATTAGTTAGCTTCTTAAAGAAACTTTTTCCCTTTGGTACCGGCGGGGGAGTTCCGGCAGGTGGAGTCCCTGGAGGCAGTAATCGCCCTGGTGGAGTGGTAGGTGTTCCCCCTATGGGTCAATCTGAGCCTGGAAGATCCGGTGGAGGTATGTCTCCAAATGATCCGAATAAAAGATTGTCTGGTCCTAATCAAAGATTACTTCCGCCGCCGGATCAAAGAGGAGCACCTTTCGATCCTAATTACAAATCAAAATTTCCTTGGAACGAAGGTAAGTACGGTCCTAGAGTAGTAGATGCAGAAAATGTTAGATCTTCTGGCGCAGGGCGCTTTCCGAGATTCACTCCTGGGGGCAGAGGCGCCATATATGGATTTTTAGCATCTTTAGGTTTAGCAGGATATCTTGGAACCCAAGAGGGCGAAATGTTTGCTGATGATGGGTTAGATAAAGCATTAAAGAATCCTGAGATAGAAAAGATAAAGGCAGAAAGATCTAAATACGTTACAAAAGAACAAGAATTTGTCGATAAAATTACTAGCAAAGGATTTAAAGATTCTGATCTTATTAATGATCCTGAAAATCCTACTGGTTTAATCACTATAAGGCAACTAAAACAAAGATTAAGAAATAAATTAGCTACAGAAGAAGAAAAGAAAAAGTTTGACGAGGATCTAAGGATTGCGGAGCAAAAACGCTTAGACGCTTTAGAAAAAGAATTAAAATGGATGGAAGAAGGAACCTCGAATCAAAAAGACTTTAATAAAATCTTAGAAAACACTGCAGAACAATTAGATAAATTTGGAGACTTTTTACAAGAGAATTTTAAATTTGATTCTAAAAAATTTATAGACTTTTTAAATGAACTAGGGGCTATACAAATACAAGGACAAAAGATAAATCTTTTACCTGGTCTCGGTGACGCATCTCAAAAGACTTTAGCAGATACTATTAAACTAAGTGAAGAATTAGGAGACTATGTTAAAGAAAAAGTAATGCCTCCGACAATTATCAATAATAACAGCGGAAACGTAATTGATAATTCTACTAAGGGACAATCTTCGGGAGGATTTCCATCATTTAGAATAGCCCCAACAGATCAAGATATATTAAATCGTTTAAAAATGACCAAATAAAATCCCGCCGAAGCGGGATTTTTTAATCTTCTGCTAACTTAGAAAAGTAGGATAAAGACTCATCGTCATCATCAAAATCTACTTCTTTAGGTGGTGCCTTCTCTACCTTTTTAGCAGGAACTGCAGCAGCCTTAGTTTCAGGCTCACTAAAAGACTCCTCATCTAAATCAATATTTTCAGCTTTTCTTGTTGAAGCTAAGCCTCCGGCAAATCCCATAACCATATCAAATTTTTTCTTCAAGTCGTCATATGATTTAAAATGCTTTTCTTCTAGGAACTGCAATAAAGAATGTTGCTTTTCCCAGATAGCTTCAATTTCAGAATCATCTTCAAAAATAGGACTAGGCGATTCGAATTCGGACTTATCATAATTACGATAGCCTTCGACATTACGAATCTTTAGTTTAAAGTTCGCGCCTTCCCAGAAATCAAATACATTAATTGGTTTTTCATCTTCAAATTGCGGGTCAGCTAAATCTTTAATCTTATCCCAGATTTTTTTGCCGAACTTATAAAGAAATACTTTGCCCTCATTTTCAGGATGCGCAGGATCCTTAACAATAAGAATATTAGCAATATAAGTTAATTTACGTTTCTGTTTACGAGCAGCTTCTTTATTAGCCTCGGAACCAGAATTCCATAGTTCAGTGTTATATTCAGAAACAGGATCGGCTTTACCTAGCGTGGTCAAAGAATTTTCAATATACCATTTACCAGTAGGACCCTGAAACCCATGATTCCAAATACGAACCCAAGGAAGTTCTTCTCCTTTGGGTGGGGCTAGAAAACGAATGACTGCATAGCCATTGCCCGCCTTGTCAACCTCGGGTTGCCAGAAGCGTTCGTCAGCTCCTCTTGATTCTCCTTGGGGATTTGCGATTTTTTCGACTTCTTTCATTAGCTTGTCGAAACCGCCGCGAGATTTTCTTAGATCAGAAAGTGATTGAAATGCCATAATAGTACTCCTTGTATAAGCGTTGTATGAACGGTGTATTAACGTCGTTTGATTTTTGTATCTGCTGCATATACATAATCTAGATCGTCATCATCCTCGACGACAATGGTCTTGGATGATGCAATATTATATATAAGTTTTCTGTGCTTGTCTAGCACATTTTTTTGCCTAACTGTTTTAATTCTCTTCTCTCTATCCAAATCGAGATTTTTCTTCTTAACTGTCATATTTAAATGATATTCTCCAGTGATAATTATACTTCATCCTCGCCGTCTTTCGACGATACCACGATGTAGGGCCAGGATGCTACTCTTTTAGTAATTTCAGATTGACTGTATGCTAACTTCATAAGATATCTCTGCGTATCTCTTAACGAATCTATACAATGTCCTAAAAGCTCTTTTGTTGTATACAATTCTTTTTCCAGATCTTTAATCTTTTGCGTGTTTAGATCCAGTTCCATATCTTCGTCCGAATATGTCATTGTACCTTTCTTTTTCAATTTTTATAAATGGTTTGTACTTTTTAATCAGTCTAGATACGTCGGGCCAAACTAAATCCGCAGACAACTTAGAATCAAAATATTCGACAAACGGAAATACTTTTTCTATAATAGTAAGAGTTTCTAGGGAAACAGTTTTTCTCAAGTACGCTCTCAATATATATGGATGGTTTGCTTTCGTAATTTTAAAAGAATCTTCTAAACTTAAGTTTTGTTCTTCTAGTTCTAAAATTAAATTGTCCAATTCATTAGTAAAAATATAGGAAAGGCTTTCCATTTTGCCCTTCCATTCTAAATACGTTTTACCCGCATCAGCATCGAATATGCCACCCCATCTATTTCCGGATACGAAGTTAGATACTAAAAAATGTGCTACTTCCTCATCGGTATAAGTTTTAGCTATTTTTTTAATTGAGAACAAATCTTTTCTTTTCTCAAACGCTTGTCTACTAGCTTTTACCTTACCATTTCTTTTGGTAATATCATAATTGTCAGTTGTAAAATGTAGCTTTAAAGCAATGTACATTTTATAGACAGAAAAATCATCCATGTTCACAGTGGTAACTTACCTCTAGGTTTCATAAAGTTATTTTCCTCAGCTTCATTCTGTATTTTATCTTTTAACGATTGATTAATTAATTTGGATATGGATTCTATTTCTATATCTATTTCTTCGCAGTATTGTATCACCGCATCCATATAACCTATTTTTTCTCGTAATACCTTTTCTTCAATGTATAGTGAAAATTCGTTAGGAGATCTAAATTTCTTTGTAATAATTAAGCTATCTGTTAAGATGTATTCTATTGCCTTATCCATGATTCTCCGGAAATAATACTTCATCCATAAATTTTGCGAAAACTTCTTTATCTACCCCAAACGTTTCCATCATGGCAGGAGTATGAGGATTCAATTTTTGGTTTTTACAATAATGATTTTGTCGATGAACAAAATCTGCTCCTTCTACTTTTGTTCCTATATTATAAAGATAATAATCTAAGTTGTCAAGTACCATCTGTTCTAGTTGATCAAATTCTTCACTAGTTTGAATGTTGCCGGCAGCTACCATTTGCGGACTAAAAATTTTTCTAGCCCATTCGGGTAGGTCTCTTGGTTTAGACCATTTAACATTCGTCATGGTGCCCTGAAACCAATCATATACTCTTGAATTTCCGACAAAGGAAAAATCGTGAAAGGCTCCGGTTATTTTATTTTTACCGCAGACAATATCAAATCCAAATATTGGATCGGGAGAATTACGATGAGGATAGATACACATATGCATGACCCACATCTTTTTAGTTTCAGATGCGTCTACGATTTCTATGTGCGCACGTTTAAAATTTTCAGACTTCCATAAGAAGTTTTTCCAGGTAAAATTATCTACATGTATTTCATACTCTGGATTTATAGTTTCTTTCTCATAATTAGCAAAACGAGAAATAATTTTCTCAGACAAAGATCTAGCTCTGGGCCAAGCTTGAAATTCTTCAGTCATTGTATTCCTTAATCATTTCTATATTAAAGTCAAACGCTCTATTAGCTTCATCCGCCATAGAAACATCTAACTTAGATCTGATTTTGCCTATTAACGAAGGTATATCCTCAAACTTAAACATATTATTTGGACCAGGTAACAATTTAGCTAAAGCCTGTCCTCCGAATAAATCGCCAGTATGACGAACGTAGATATGTGCCATTAACCTATGTTTATCGCTGCGTATGTTTTCAAGATAGTCTAGATAATCTATAGTGGAGTTTCTTAAATTATCAGTATCCACTCTATTTTCAGTTAAGGCGGCATAATCCAATGTGATGCCCTTGGTTCTTTTCAAATCCGGCATGTCCTCAAATATGCCAAGTTCATCTCCATATTGTTCTAATCTGGAATAAAGCACTCTTAATTGATACAAATAATCAATATACTTATTCGTATCAACTTGTCCTTTAAAAATAGATTTAATAAAGGATTGTGATTCTGCTTCTTGATGTTTTTGCCAAGTCAGTTCTTTTAATGTACTCATAGTTACATATTATGTCTTGTGTTTGATGGAAATGCCAAATAAGGCCTACGGTCAAATCTATAGTCTCTGTACTTACCTAATGCGTCTACATAATGTACAAATACTTGTGTTTGTCTATTGCCTTTATATTCGTCTCTCCAATGAGGTAGAACATCGCCCTTATAAACAATCATGTCGCCAGGTTCTAGATATAATGCTTTATGCTTACCCTCTAAAGTCTCAAACCAAATTTCCCATGGTTCAGGATTATTTGATATACAAACGGTTGCAGAATATTCGCAGCTTGGTCTATCGGTATGTCTTGCCATATCTGAACCTGCATAGTATATTCTCATATAGCTATAAGTAGGATATAGAGTTTTACCGGTAACTTCTTCAATCTTTGGTTGAAGATATTGACCCAATGTTTCTGTACAAAAGGAACCATAATAAGGAAAAGAATTTTTACATTGATCATCTTGAAAAAAGGTAACGTCTTTTTCATCTGCACCTGCGTGCATGTAATTTACCTTTTTCATTAATTCTAATTCTGTATCAATGAAAACACATAATTCTTTAGGCAATGCTTTCTTTACTACTTGATATAAATTTTTTTCAAACGACATAATTGATCTCCAAAGGTTCGGAGTGTTTTGGTAATAAGGTACACTCCGATAAAACCTCATCTAACAGATCAAGCTGCTAGAGCGTAGTACTCGTCATTTGCGATTACTTTATTTGCTTCTTCGGTCAGGTAGTCCCAGCCCTACGGCTTTCACATTGCCGTGTTGTCTGTATCCTTACTCATTGCCCTGTCGAAACCATGTCTGGCCCATCAAAAGCATTCTTACTATCCATGCCTTCACGGTAATTACTCCGAGGTCTCACTTCATCTAGTCGGCGTCCCGTTTAGAATGCTTTTGGTGGACCAGGCGGGAGTCGAACCCGCGTCCAGAACACCTTTCATTCAACTTCATACAACAATTCTTTTAACTGTGGCAGATTAGACATAACGGTCTATAAAAATTCCGCGCACAGTACTTTTTGCTAATATTCTTTGTTCTTTTATTGACTCGTAGAACACATAGTTTCTTATCCACTCCGTATCTTTTTCATAATTATAATTTCTTAATAATCTATGAGATTCTTGCAATGCCAATAGTTTACTTTGTTCTTCCCAATTAACTTCTCTATTCTTTTCTGCATGCCATCTTTGAACTTGGTCATTTCTTATTGACCATTGCGATAGTTCATGTAACAAGGCAGATGATACTTTAGGAATTACCATTTTTTTATTGTATTAAAACTCTATAAAGCCCCGCAGCATCTATAATAGCATAAAGGGAACAACTAAGTATTCCAACAGTATACTTTCTAGTATACGAAGTCCATATTCCAAATAAACAAGCTATTATCCAAATTGGATAACATATTAACCAGGGTACATTTGGCACAGTCATGGTTAATAAAATAGTATTAATTACAACTGCGAACCAGCAAACTGATTCTACAATAAATCTTAAAGGAAAGCTCTTATAATCTTCTTTAAGAAAGATATAAGCATCTTCTATATTTATTTTAGATGTTATAAAGCGTTTTATATTCTGCACGAAGTTTAATAAAATCGGCAATCCATTCATTTCTTTTCTCCGGAAAAACCAGTACACCATGCTCATCTGTAGAAATTAATATGAGAATATTCGGTACTGGTATCCCTGTCATTTCCTCATAGGCTACTGCATACGCAGAGCATTGCATAAAATAATCATGTATATCATCTCTAGTTTTGTTTCTTCTAGACGTTTTAAAATCTATTACTGCAAGTTTACCATTGTATTCTGCAATACAATCAACCGTACCCGCCACCTCTAAATGATGAGAGAATACAGGCTGTTCTAAAACGTGTATATTGTCTATTCTATCTAAATATTCTTTTAGCTCATTCCAATTATGATGATCTACTAAATTAGGCTGCACAACTTCATTACTCAAATATTTTTCGCACAGTGTATGAATTCTAGTTCCTCTTCTTGCAGCAGCGGAACTTATTTTATTTGCCTCTTCATTACCTACACGTTTTCTCCATTCTAAAATTACATCCTTTTTTAATAGCCCGGTGACTGTAGTTACGGAAGGATATCTTTCTCCCGTAGGAGTTTCGTAAGTCCTAACCCCATTCGGTTGAGTAACTCTTTGTAGTTTTGGTAAAGGTGTTTGGTCAATGTGTAAAAACATAATACAATTATAATATAGATCTGCTGAAAAGTCTATAGAAAAGTTTATCTATTCTTAGCACCACTGTAGATTAATCACCAAAGGTGATCCCTTTTTCTTCTAATAAATTTAAATTACTATTCGTGCCATTCGTAGTCATTTCTAAAATTTTCGGGGGAGGAAGATTTTTAGGGTAAAATTTTTGATTAATTTCAATTTTTAGCGGATCAGGATTCCCCTCAATAAACTGCATTTGCTCTGGTAAAAGCCCTGCGCCTTTTAAAGCACTTAAGGTATACGGATTCGACATAGCATTTCGTACTCGCATTGGCGATGGTCGACCCGTTGCAACTATCTCAGCATAAATTTCGCGTCCTATCATTACAGTGAACTCATTAGCAGCATTTAATTCAAACATTTCTTCATCGGTAAAAAAAGTTCCATCCTCGTGTTTAGCTCTAGTAGGTTCTACAATTTCATATAATTCTGAAAGTATTTTTTCAAGAATTTTAATTTCTTGTTCAGTTAATTTAAATGCTTCTTTCTCAGTTTCTAACCAGGATTCCATCTCAAGTATTTCCGATTCTAAATTTAGAATTACATGTAATAGACCACCATTTTCTTTAAGATATTTTAGTTCTTCTATTTTTGCTCTTTGTTTTAGATTAGATACTTCTTTTAGCGCGTATGCTCGTTTTCTTCCCTCAAGAAAATTCTTAAGCTGTTTAATTTTTTCCCATGGAGTATGTCCATCGACTTGATAACGATAATTAAATTCTGTATTCAATTTAGCGGGCATTATATTTTCCTTTTCATAAAAATTTAGCCATAGGATACTCCCCCTGGCCATGAACGTCTTGTTTTTCCGGATGCAATATCTCCAGAAACTGCTCCTGTATTTGATATAGTATTATACACTGACAAAGGATCAAACCCACCTCCGGCTGCCCCAAACGCATACATACCTCTATCACCATTAAAAGTTATTCCCGCAGGAGTTCTTCTAGGAGAGCCTGCCCCAGTTATATCCCCAGAAATAGATCCAGTATTAGTAACTCTATTAATTGTATTAACGATAGTAGCCATCGTATTTCCATACGCAAAAACACAATTGCCATTACCGTATTCAGTGGCAGTAACAAAGTCCCGAATAGATCCTGAGGTACCTACGTTACCACCAATAACACCCGTATTAGTAACATAATTGGCAGTATTAATTACTAGAGGAGCTGTACCCGCTCTAACATTTTGATATCCAAATATGTACACACCTCTATCGCCGCCATACCCCGCGCCGCTGCTATTTTGCCTTTGTGTGCCTACGAGAGAAACATCAGAAGCAAGAATACCCGTGTTTGATACTTGATTAGATACCGTTGCATATGTGGAAGAGAACCAACCATACGCAAAAATTGATCTATCTGTCCCATATGGGCACCCAGAATGGTATTTTCTAACAGAACCAACAGTAGAAGTATCTGAACTTAGAACACCTGTATCGGATAGTAAATTAGTCATATTGAAAGCGCCCGTCCCCGAACTAGTTCCACCAAAAAAGATTCCTCTAGTAGTACCGTATTCGCTTCCTCCAGCATGAAATCTTGCAGTGCCAACACCGCTAGTTTCAGAACCAAAAACGCCAGTATTCAGTACTCTTAGCATATTATTCACCATGCTATAGCCGCCACTGATACTATTTCCAAACCCAATCATTGCGGAAAAACTTCTACTAAAGCTAGATTTATTCCAAAGATCAGATAATCGTATTGTTCCGCTAGCTTTACCCGCAAGAGTTCTTACGGCGCTTTCATTTAAGCTAACTGAGGACGTGGCAGATCTACCTAACTCAACACCGACGTGGTTAGCTAAATCAATTCTTACTGGGGAAGCGGGTGACCCAGCAGGTGTTGGCATTTTATTTACTCCTCTTATTATCTATTCTTAAGACATCTGCGGGTATATTTAAATCTTGTAAATAGTTAGTCATAGTTTTTTCCGTCAAATCCTGCAGTAAATGTCTTTTGGATGCAGGCAGTGTAGCAAATTCTTTTTCAAAATTAAGTAAAGAATTTATATCATGCTCAATATTAAATAGTGATTCAGAATGACTTGAAATACCCATCAATGCTCTTTTGCTTGTTTCGAGAAAATGCCTTTTTTCTCCTAATTCAAATTCTTGTCTAGTATATTTAGGCAAAACCTTAAAATGTTTATATAAAACGTTTAATTCCACAATAGCATCATTTAAAAGTTTTTCAAAAAAAGGTCGATTAATTTCTTTTAATTTTAAATCAAGCTTAATTTTTCTTTTTTCAAAATTGCTGACAGTTGGATCCTCTAAAGTTTGTAACATTTGTTCTTCTTCAATTTTAGACTTTTCCATATCAATTATAGATTCCTGCACCGCTATAAGTTTTTTATACATACGAAGCCCCAACGCCCTATAGGCTCTTTCGGGTGTAATTTGTGCGGCTAAAACAAAATGTTCTGTTTGAAATTCTGAATTTTCAAATGGGATATCATAAAAGGCATTTTGTATTTCTTTTAGTACATTTTCTACATTATCTGTTTGAACTGTTAATTCACTTTTTGATTTCATAAAATTCCTTAGGGGTTGTTACTATAATCTTGAAAAGACGCCATATATTCTTTAGCTATAACTAATGCAGCAGAAGGATTTATCTGCGTTTCTGTAGCAAACTCTATACCATCTATTTCTCGTAATTGCGCCCTGAGTCGGGAATTGGTAGAAGACCGATTATATCCTCCACAAACATATCCCCTTGTGCTAGAATTTAATCCTGCTGCAGACGATCTAGCTACCGCCAATCCTGCTGCAGGATTAATCAGAGTTTCTGTGGCAAACGATATACCATCTATTTCTGAATAAACCGTTATGTCTCTTTGATTAAAACCTCCACCGCACCAGTATCCGTTTGTACTAGAATTGACGCCTGCAACTTCCCACCTAGTGGTAGCTAACCCCATGGCCGGGTTAACAGATGTGCGATTACTAAAAATAATTCCATCTACTTCATTAAAAGTTGTCCCATATCCCGCGCCAAAGTCATTTCCTCCGGCATAATAACCTTTAGATGCAGATGAAACACCCTCTAATTTGTATCTAGTTCTAACTGAGGCAGACGTGGATAAACTAGTTTCTGTAGGAAAGTCTAATCCATCAACTAGGCTGCTTGTTACTCGACTAAAATTGCACCCCCCTGCCCAAAATCCTTGTGTTTCGGAATTTGTGGCGCCATATGCACCCCTGGCACCTGAAGTGGCGGAAGATGTAAATAATGTTTGAGTTGCAAATACTAAACCATCAACACCTGTAGTTAAACTCTGAGCTGCATCAAATCCTGTACCTTGGTATCCCGAAAATCTTGCTGCAGCATAACCTTTAGTTCTCGAATTCGCTCCGCTAGAATGTCTACCTGTTCTCAATTGTGCAGCAGGATCAATAGTGGTTTCTGTAGGAAAATCTAATCCATCTAAATTATTCCCTGGAGCTGTAAAACTAGAATCAGTATTTGTAATAAATCCTTTCGTCACTGTGAAGGATTTACTCCACAAATCAGATAATCGTATTGTTCCGCTAGCTTTACCCGCAAGAGCTCTTACCGCAGACTCGCCTAACGAAATTGTGGCAGTAGCAGATCTACCCACCTCGACACCGACGTGACGAGCTAGATCTATTCGTAGTGGATTCGAGGGTGTACCGGCAGGTGTTGGCATACTATTTAAACGTATCTATCTAATTTTGGTGGTTTCCAACCTTCAGGTTTTAAAATTTTGCCATCTTCTCTACGCAAAACCTTTCCTGTGTCTTTATCGATTTTTGAAAGATTACTGTCGGCAACTTCTTGCCAAGCTCCTCTAATATCAAAACCTTTCATATGGCAATAACCTAATATAACCCAGATCATGTCCATACAAGCATCTAATTGCTCCACATTATTTCCATCTTCTACGGCATCTAGAAATTCCTTATACTCTTCTTTTATTAATTCATAATATAAATCTATGTTTTCGTCCGTGGGCTTTTGGTCGCATGCGTTTAAGAATAATTTTACGTCTAAGGGCATTGTCATAATTCACCTCATAAAACTATATTTATAGGCTCTAGGGAAAATGGGGCACTAAGCCCCATTTTTAATTCATTTCATAAGTGGTTTCATATTGTAATCTCGCTAATATATATTCCTTAACTAAAGACGATCTTACAATATCCTCAATGCCAAATTCAAAGGTTTTGAAGCTTGGCATCATATCTGCGATTCGCATAAACTTTTTAAGACCAGACGTATCTGTTTTTCTGTATAAATCCGTCTGTCTAAAGTCCCCGCAAAATATAATTTTTGATCTTTCTCCTACTCTGGTGATGATTGAATTAAGTTCCATGTCTGTCATGTTCTGACATTCATCGACGATTATTATGGAATTGTCTAGCGTAATTCCGCGAACAAAAGAGGTAATTAGAAATTGTATTACTTTTTGCTCTGTTAATCTTTGATACGCATCTGGTCTACTAAAAAGATCAGAACATATCTCTACGTAAGGTTCCGTATATACTTCAGTTTTTTCCTTTTCATCTCCTGGTAAATGTCCTATATCTCTGCTGGGCACTGCAGATCTTACTATTACTACTTTTTCATATTTGT